TCGCATGTTTCACACGCATCATATTTGCCAGGCTTCGCAGGAAAATAGAGCGCTTGCTTTGCCGCTGCGCCGTGTTTCAACGCATTAAATCGCGTTCTTAACGCTTCCTCTGGTGTAGGGTGTCCGTCCAAGTTTGCTGCAGAGGCCGCTTTACCTTCCAGTGTTTTGGGGCCTGTTGATTTTACATAGCTGCTGAATAAGCCACGCTGCCATGGAATTTGCTGCGAATGCGCTCTACATGACGGGCAAGTGGCAAAATAACGGTAAGGGTGAGCTAAATTTTCATCACTAACCACTTCCTCGGGCTCTGAATCCCACACGTGCAAACACACATCACATTTGAATGTAATGTGGTTACGTGGCTCTAAAAACTTGCTTTTGTCCGTTTTCATACTGCCATTTTGGTGCAGCAGAACAAGCAGCGTTAGGGCAAATTCACATTAGGGGGAACTATTTAAAAAATATACAGCTATGCCGCTTTTCTTAATTGTGGCGGCAACTTACGGGTAAAGACGACCATTGGGACTCTAATAGTTCCCAGTAAGGAGGGTTCGGGGAGCCACTTTCTCTCACTGGGAACTATTTCAGAGTTCACAGTTATAAGTGCCTCCGGTCTGTATTTCACTTTAATTTCATTGTCTTGCAGCGTAATGCTGTGAATAAACGTCTTAAAGAATTCACGAACTTTACCCGGGTTATTGGTGGTTTTGATGATATCAACCAGCAATTCGCTCAATTCGGTAAGGTCAGTTTCAGAAATTTCCAACTGTGGTGGTTTTTCCGTTTCGGCCACGGCTAATTCAGTATTTAATTTCCTAATCGTTTCGTTGTTAGAACGTAAACGCGGTGCAAGGTCTTGCACGTTGTAAATGCCTGCATCGTCTTCCAGTAGTTCATACAAGCGCGAGTTCTTGCGCTCATACTCTTTAATTTGCTGAACAATTTCGTTGCATCTGTCTCGCTTTTTTTGCGCCCAAGAGCCGCACAGGTCGTTAAGCTGCAATAGCAAATCTTTCAAATTTCGCTCTGTAAGCACTTCAGCACAGATAACATCAGTCATCCAAGGGTCGAATATGGCTGAATTTATTCTACGGTCTTCACAGCCCAAACCAGCCTGTTTAGTGCTGCAGTTGTAATAGTAGTAAGTCTTCGTTGCGCCTTTCGCTTTTTCTATCTTCATCGACTTACCACATTTGCCGCATTTCAATAGGCCAGTAAAGAAACGAGTACTTTTGGGTGAACCACCTTCTTGCACCGCTTTTTGAGTTTGGCTATCCATTGTTTTTTGCACAGCGTCGTACAGTTCGAAAGTAACAATCGGTTCGTGGCTATCTACCACTATCCATTCAGAACGAGGCAGTGAACCATCGCGGCCTTTTTTACCGAAAGCGATACGGCCAACCACACGTTCGTTGCGCAGCAAGCCAAGAATTGAAGTCTTATTCCACTTCTTACCACGATTAAGACGCCCTTCAGCGTTAAGCAGCTCAGCTATTTGTTTTCCACCATAGCCAGAAAGCTTTAATTCGAATATTCGGTTAACAGTGCCAACTTCCATCGGGTTGGGAACTAGCCTGGTCTTATTTTTCTCTCCCAGTACTTTTTCAACTTGGTACCCAAATGTTAGATAGCCACCGTTAAAATAGCCTTTTTGGGCATTTGCGATCATTGAACGCTTAGTGTCTTGTGAAACTTGTCGAGAATAGTACTCGTCGAATAGCTCTAAAATCCCCTCGTAAATAAAGCCAGAATCGCCTTTGTCGATGTTTTGGGACACATAGCTTATCTTGGTACTGCTATTCGCTAATCGTCGCTTATTTAGCTTTGCTTCAAGCGCATTTCTGGCAAAGCGTGAAGTACTCCAACAGATAAAATAATCAACGTCGAAGTTTTCACAGTATGAAATGGCTTGTTGGAAAGCAGGACGGTTATCAGTGGCGCCAGAGATACCTTCGTCTGTGAATACTTTCTTCACATCGGCCCCGAGCGATTTAGCGTGGGCTAGGCATTTGTCTATTTGGCTTTGAACAGGAAGTTCCTTTTCGGCTTGTTTCGCAGTGGAAACACGCGCATATATTACACAAGTGGTCATTGTTAGTTCCTAAAATCACTATCTAAGGGGCACTTCCCCCAATTCGTACTTTTTTGCTATTCGTCTTATTGTATCAGGAGAACGAGACATTCCATGTTTTTCTAGTTCTTTGGTTATCTCGGTGCAGGACATGTTGCTTTCAATGAAGCATTTGATGATTTGTACGCATTGAAACTCTTGGTACTTCTTAATGGAGGGCACGTAAATTTTATCTTGCTTCCACTGGTTTTCGGGGCAGCTGGCGACACGCCAAATTTTTATAAACATATCAGGGCCGGCGATTTGTAATATTTCTCGCCAAAACTTAGGTAAGTTCAGCTTATTCAGTTCGGCCATTTTCAGCGAATTTATTTCAGCCGCGCTTTCATTCATGATTTTTGCCTTATAACGAAGTTTAAAATCAGTGCAGATATGCTGGTACCCACCCTACCCTATCTGAGAAAGCCCTTATACTTGCCGAGCCCCCACCCCTTCTAATGATAATGCATGATGCTGGTAGATTGCAGGATATTCGTACAGTAAGTGTGTGTTTAAGTTGTATTTCTATTTTTTATTGCGCTTTTTATTAAATGAGTGTGGCTGCAGGCTGTGTTCTATCGTGTGGTTTTGATTGTGTATTGCGTATTTTGTATATAAAGCGCAGTAAGAGTTTCCGCGAACCAAAGTGCTATTGTCCGTTTAAAAAGAGAGTTTCAAGGGTTGCTGCGCACACCCTCAAACATTCATTATCTATTAGTTGGTGGTACAGACTATATAATTTCCACGCACCAGAAAAGAACCAAAGGCGTGTCTGTGTAAAGCTTTCTGGTAAATTTTAGGTTCTGGTGAGAGAGGGGTTTGCTTTAGCGCTGGGGTAATTGGCCCAGCGCTATAGTGATAGTAAGAGGTTATTTCTTCAGGGCGTTAAGGAGTGGTGTTACTGCAGTAGTAATCTTTCCTAGTGGATTACCCTTATCGACTTGCTTGGTTAGCTTACGTAATGCGAGTTGAGTGTATATCTCTGTTGTCTTCGGGTCGCTATGGCCTAGCAGTGTTTGCCTGGTAATAATGTCTAGGTCTTCCTCTGCGTATTCGGTACCAGTAAGGTGTCGTAGTGCATGAGGGTGAGCCTGATTGGTAGGAACGCCAGCGGCAATGCCTCGCTTATGAATCATTTTCTGAATAGTGCGCGGTGATATTCTTCTATTCTCACCGTAATAATCCCAGGGCTTAACTCGACGGTTATTAGTGCTAATGAATAACACCTGATCACCATTGGGTAATGTGCGGTCGATATGGCGTAAATCAGGATGGCCGATATAAACACGCAGGAATAGTTGCACTTCCATTGGCATAGGAACCTGCCGTTCTTTTTTACCCTTTTCTACAACGCGAATAGCCAAACGTTCAACGCCGTCGTGTTCATAAGAAACGATATTAGAGAGGTTTAGCGACACAATACCAGCCAAACGCAAACCACAGCCACCCATTAGCGCAATAATCGCAGCGTCTCGTATACCAATAAATGTTTCCAGGTCACAGCTTTGTAGCAGCTGCTCGAAAGAACGCAGGCCCATAGCAACGGGGATTTTTTGCGAAGAGGCTGGGTAAGGTAATGAGGCGGTAAAATTGACGTGTGTATGGCCTTTATTAAATAGGTATTCATAAAATCCACGCAATGCAGCCACTGCAGTTCGCCGGCTTTGCGGTACCAGCTTCATTTGATGCAGGAATAACCCAGTAAACTGTTCAAGCTGCAGCTGTTTGGGTTCGTAAGGGTCAACTAGCGACTTTTCGCAAAATGCGAGATAGAGCGTTAGATAATAGCGGTACTTCTTAATAGTTTCGGCTGAACGGCCTTCATTCAGCTGTTTAAACTGCAACCACTCATTCACCAATATCTGCATTTTAAAGGATCCCCAGGGGCATATTTTCACGGACATTTGGACATTTAACCCTTTTTAGCGATGCAGGCCGCGCAGAACAAGGGCAAAGCACTGTCCAAAACTGTCCAAAATTTACGGACATGCTCTTTTTTTTCGGACAGTTCCGACCAGTGACGATTTTAAAACTGGACATCTCCCTTTTATCTATATTTCTTTATCTTATTAATTCTTAAAGAAAAATAATAATAATAAGAGAAACGGTGAAACGCAGAAAACACCAAAACGGACAGAAAACGGCTGAAAACGGACAGGAAAAACGACAAAACTGACAGCAATAAAAAGCGCAATAAAAAATAAGGCATTAAAAACAGAAACATAGGCGGTAAAAGCAGGGTAAATGCTTCAAATGTCCAATGTCCAACAGTTGCGCCCCCGTATAAAATGTAAATAATGCGCGTCAGCAGCCTATTTGGCTGTTTCAATTCGTAGGGTTCGGTTTGGCAGTGAGGTACACATGATTTGCCTGCCACCGTCGTTTGACGGAAAGCAATTAAGAGCTTTACGCAGGGAAGCTGGGCTTACTCAACAACAGATAGCAGAAAAACTGTGCATTAGCAGGGAAACGGTTGTAGCTATAGAAAATAACTATCCATCGGCAATTGAGGGGTTAAAGCTAAAAACGATTCAAATGTGGTGCTGCGCGTGTAGGCCCAGTGTGAGGTATAGAACTTTAGATAGTTTTACCCATTATTTACTTAACTTGGTCAGCAAAAAAGAATATGAATAGCCTGGCTTATAGCAAAATGTTTAGTAATGTGGATTTGAATTAACAGATCGTACTTCTTTAGGATGATAGTATTGAAATGTTTACAGCGCAGTACTAAAGGAATAAACATGCAGCAAAACACCTTTCTTTTATCCAGCCTTTTATCCTCTATCAAATCTATGCTTATCAATATGGAAGAAACCGGTACCGACCACACTGCAGCGTTGCACTGCCTCATTGAGCAGTGCGAGCGTGTAATTAAACAGTAAACTTATCTAACCTTGGGAGAACGAACCTTTCATAATAGGCTCTGTAATTTATTAAGTGGTTGCTAGAAAGACGCCTCTCTATATAACCTTCACTTCCATATAATCGCAGAGAGACTGCATTCGCGGAGGCTATTTTTTTAAGCACTTCTGGTGCTATTTTATAAAGAGCCTCCTCTCTAATTCTTTTTGCGCTTAATACTTTTCTTGAATTTCTTGATCCATTAATTGAATTTAGTTCGACAGGCTCATTATCAATAAGCAAAACTAAAGACTTACCAGGCGAAATAAACTGCCAATGGTCACCCTCAAGAATAGCTGCTATCCAAAGCGTATGCTTTTCACCTACAACGTCTGTAAACATATCTAACGTGAGGAACTGCAGGCTTAGGAACTGTTGCCCGTCCAAATAGCCAGCATTTAAAGCACTGTACCGCTCAAAGTTTTGGTAAGGGTCTATCGTGACGGTATAGCCTTGTTGCTGTTCTTGTTCGGTAGCGCCGCAGCCTAGAAGTAATAACGAGAGAAGTATTGTAATGAGTATTTTCATTGTGAATTCCTTATCAATTAAAAATTCACAGTAATTAGAATTAACAAAAAGCGCAATAAAAAGCCCACTTTAATGTGTGGGCTTTCGTTTGTTTAGCGTTCGGCTTTTACCAGTATTTCTATTTTTTCGGTGGCTGGTTTTAGCAGCTGCACCATCTGAAACGCCTGTAAGTGTTCTACTGGACCATCATCCATGTTTTCAAATAAGCTTTGAAGGCCTTTTAAATATTCGCTTAGTTCGTAGGCGGTTTGATATCGGCTTTGAGTTCCCATATTACACCCCTAGTTCTAGTTGCTGCCCTAACAGTTCGGTGCTTGGCATAGGTTCGCCCAGCTGATTGCAAATGTTACGCAACGTAGTGATATAGGCACTTTTGGCAAACTGGTCGCGACAATTCACCAGTTCCTGAATGAGTTTGATTTTTTGGTTGCGCAGCGCAATAAGGTCTTTGGCTGAAACATTGCCATAAAAACCTTGTTTTTTGATTGCAGGCAAAACGTCTTCACAAACCCACTGCGTAAATTTAACCGCTTCTGGTTTACTTGATCTGAAAGCAAGCATGAATAAAGCTGGTTCATTTATAAAAATAGTCTCTTGAGTACCAGAAGGTGTTGCAGAAAGTGCAATAGCTCGCCATTTTTCAGGTATGTTTTTGAGGGATAAATTACCTCTCCATGTCATTTCAAGCGCTGTGACTACATCTTTAGCACCAAAAAACACATGACCGTTTTCGTCAATGGCTGTGCGAATTTCTGTGCTTGAAAAAGAGAATGGGTTATTTGTTGCCTGTGAAGGCATAAGAACTGTGTTAGTCATGATATGACACCTTTTGATTTAAGTAGTATTAAAGCCACCATTGGGTGGCGAGTCTCAACTAAAGCTCAAAAGAAGCTCCGGGCCTATTTCCCTCGCGGGTATTGTATTACGCCTCTCAACTCGCCATAGATAGAATTATGGCGCGCGACTGCTTTACAGGCACAAAAAAACCGCAAAGGCTAACGGGTGCGGATTACCGCTTTTGATTTTAGTGCCTGTAAAACTACACCTGAATTATTCGGGTGTCAAACTTTGGTTCTCCTTTCAATATCAGCAAGAATCATGGCGCCTATAAAGCAGTGAATGCCTATGGCTCCAAATTCAGGGGGAAGCCCATAGATTAGGTCGGCTAGCAAAGTAAGCCAGCCTGCTATTGTTAGTTGGATGCTAATTTTCACTCTTGCTCCTTGGCGGCCATCAAAAAAACAATCATGGCAGCGCGTAGTGGGTTTTTGTCGTCATAAGTATTTTCAACACTAGTATCAAACGCACCCCATATATCGTTTTCCTGCGGCCCAACGGTTATTTTATTTTTCATGATAATCGGCCATGCATCGCTTGGGTTGTTGCAGAAGTCGCGCACAAAACTCATACCTCTAGACCTGATGTTTATTACGCTATCTTTATACTTTTCAGGATTAAGCATCTTATCTATTTCATAAAACGCCTTTTTACCTTTTTCGTCATTTATAAATTTTGGCGGATACCCGTTAACATTTGTTGTGATAATCGCATCATCTGGAAATACAGACTCAGCAACAGCCTTATTAATCTCAAAGTCACTCACGCTTTCATAGTCCATCACTCTCGCTCCTTGCGTAGCTGCTCGTTTTCTTTTGCGTCACTACCAAAGAACTCGTTAAGAATTGACCTCATTCCTATCCTGCCAACCTGAAAAAACACAGCTGCCAAAGAAAAAAGCCATGTACCTAAACCTACAACAATGAATACTGCTAAATGTTTTTCAATAGTCATAGTTCCATCAGGGGCGTCAACTAGCCCCCAAGCGACCAAAGCAATCACGCTAAGTCGCAAAAACCATTTTATTTTAAGATTACCCATGCTCTTGCTCCTTGCGTAGTTGTTCTAGCTTGGCTTTAACTCCGCCAATCAAAATTACACCATCCAATGAATATGATTGGCAGTCGTTAATAACTTCCTCTATCATTTCAATCTTCTTCTCTATGGCGAATTTGTTTAGGGCGCAACCATCTTCTAACTTGCAGAGGGCATAAGTTAAGTTAGCCTTATCTTCTGGCTCATCGGTAGGTAAATTTATATAGCCATATTCAACGCCGTTTAAAATAAAAACAGCCCTATCTGAGGCAATAATTTCAAGCTCCCTCACACGCTCATTAGCCTTTGCTAGTTTCCCTGAAAGGCTTAAAACTTTCTCAGTGCAACCATTCAGAGATTCTTCTAAAGCCTCTTTTCTTGTCTCTACCTCCGCCACACAAACATTAGCCGCTGCTAGTTGCTTATTTAAACAAGCAATCTGCTCTAAGAGCCCAGGTATATCTTCAACGTAGTAGAGCTTTTTGCCATCAGCCCAGGCCTCTTTTAATTCACAGGTACCTTCCATACCCGGGTCAAAGTTTTTATCACTCATGATCACACCTTAAAAATAACCAGCATTAGCGAGATAGCGCCAACAGCTGCAGAGTAAAATAGGCCCGTTGATAAATGCTGCATTGTGTTTTTGAACCACTGGGGTTCGTGAGCGCAGCTGAAGGCAAACAAGCGAATTGACACTTGCATGCCTACTAACAGGCCGCCAGCACAAGCGCAGCTTATCGCTGCGCAAATGCCAATGAGAACGTAGGCTTTCATTCGTAAAGCTACCACACCTTTAAGCCCATTTGCTTTGCCATCTCAAAGTCTTCAATGCGGTGGCGCTGTTCACGAGTTACTTTTTTACGTTCTTTCGAGCGCTTGGGAAGCGTGTTGCTGTTTCGGTTGCGTAGTGAACCTACTTGTAGAAATGGGTTTTCTTCAATCATTGCTAGTTCCTTGGTTGTTTATCCCGTCTGGTCCACGGGGTTAATTAGCTTTGCCTTTCCACGAAGTTTCTAAAATGTTGTATTTACATTCGTCGATATTTTCTAGGTAAGTTACTTCGGCTTTGATGGTGTAAACACCTTCTTCTGGTTTAACATGCTTTGGTAAGCGGTCGTGCCAGTCGTCGGTTCCCCAGTTCTCAATGTCGCCGGTGATTGTGTCTGGCGAATCTGAGGTGACACTTAAAACGCATACACCTAGCAGGCCAGTGCATACAACAATTTCGGCTGTATCTATTTCAGTTTGCATCATTAGTTCCTTAGTTTGTTAGCCCGTCTGGTCCACGGGCATGGGTGTTAAATACCTTGTGCTTCTTTTTTGCCAAGCAGCTGCACATCGCCGCTTTGGTCTACTATGATTTCGCAAATAGAGCGTTCTTGGCCGTTGCTGTCTGTGTATTCGCGTGTTTTCTTTTTGCCTTCCACATACAACTGATCGCCTTTCATTCTGAACTGCCCGACAATCTCTGCGCGTTTTCCCCAAATGATGCAGCGGTGCCACTCGGTTTCCTCTTTGGCGTTACCGTTTCTGTCTTTGAATATTTCGGTAGTTGCCAAGTTAACCACGCACTTAGCCGTACCATTTGGTAGAAATTGAACGTCAGGGTCTGCACCCAAGTTGCCAATAATCTGGACCTTATTTAGCCCTTTTGTCGCCATTGATGCGCCTCCACATTTTGCTTTGTTGAACATGGCGAGAACGACGTTCTGCAACCAGCATCATAAAAATTAATAGAATTAAACACGCTTGTAGTGCGTCACTTTTAAAGTACACCGACGCTACTGTTACAAGCCCCAATAGTGCTAACAGAGCGTTAATCAATTTCACTTGTAAGCCCTCTTTAAAATACGGGTTCTGCGGTGAGGTAAACGATGCTCACTGTGCAGCACTTCACCTGGTAACATTTCGCGCCAGCCTTCGACTACGTTTGGGCCTTTCCCTTCCCACTCAAAATCCTTTGCTGGTCCTTCAAAAAAACTGTCGTCTTGCAGGATCACACTTACGTTCTGCTCTTCGCTAACAGGCATTTGCCCGAAATTTGGTAAAAATGACATCATAGAAAAATCCTCAATGGTTGTTGTTAGTTCACTTTAAGGTGTGACACGCAGACGCCCCCACTGCGGCCAGATAGTTTTACAAGTGCATGGCGCCTACTAGGGACGTCCCATGCTGGCGAATCGGTACGCACAATTTCAAAGTTGTAATTTCCCTTCACAGGGAAATATTTGAATTGGGTACCTACTGGGTAAGTTTTGTTGAAGTATTGTGCTTTCATAACATCGGTTCTCTGTGTGCACGTAGCGTCTCTGGTGCTGTTACGCTAATGCCGTATTGTTCAAGTTTTTTAACGTCTAGCTGTTGCATGTGGCCGCTACGGGTACCGTTGATGCTGCGCACTACGCTGTCGTTGTGAATAACGCCTGCTTGCTCCATTTGGTGCTTAAGTACTCGCGCTGTTTTCACGGGCATGTTGTTGTATTTTTCACGAAGGGCCACGCTGGTAGATAAATGAGCCATCATGTGCTTAACACGCACACATAGGTAACGTGGCTCTTTATCGTTATGAGGCTCACACTCAAATACATAGGGGTACACGTAACGGCCAGCGGCAATTTCGTCCATGATGATTTCAACAATCCAAATCCATGGGTCGCGGTCGTTGGTGGTATCTGAAATGTGGCTGTTCATTTCTGCAATTAGGTCACGTTCGAAGTCGCCGTTAACGTCTTCGATACCTGTAAACGCGGTAAGCAAACGCCATGCAGTCATAAGCGCAGAATAGTTATCTACCATCCGATCGGCGCCCTTATCGTTGTCTTGTGCACGGTTGTAAGCTCTGCATTTCTGCTGTGCTATCTCATAGTTTTCTTGCACCGTTTTACGGCCAAGCTTCGCTAACCATTCCATCCATTCATACATGGGGAACTTAGGTAGGTTCTCGTTAAGCATGGGGCCTTTACGGTTGCTTAAATCGGTGCGCACGGTTTTACCCGTTAGGCTTTCTACCGGCAC